ATTGTTAGGGACTCATTTAGATTCGTTTGACTTTCTATATACCTATCTAGGCGTTCCATATATACAGCAAGCTGTACTTCTGTTTCAGTCTTAGTAGCTGGCATGAAAACTTATCTTCCGAGTACGAGTACTCTTATTGCGATACCACTAGCATCTGCTGTGTTACCTAATTCGTCTAAAGCTGCTCCGTCTGCCCCTGCTTCGTAGATTTCAAATTTTGAGTTAGTGTAATCAAATTGAGTTACATAACCATCTGATTTCTGTGAAATAAGCACAATGAAGATTTCCTCTAAACCAAATTGTGTAGCTGTTATAGCTTCACCGTTTGAAGGATAAGAATCATCAAATGTAATATCTTTGATTGTATATCTGATATCACCCATTACTCCCTGAACATCTCTTGAAGTTCCTGGATTTGTAATCGTTAATGCCATGAGTTAATTTCTCCTTTATTATTACCGTGGGGTGACTAGCGATTTAGCCACCCCACTTAAAAACTGAATAGGTTATTACGAACTTAAGTCAGTTATTTTTGCTTGAGTAATGAAATTGTGACACCTCAACTCTGCCATAGTGTATAGTAATCCTCTTACTACTAGAGCGTTAGCTGCAAAGTAGTCTCTGTTTTCTATATACTGTGTAGGTTGTGCTACAGCAATTTCTAGGTAGTCTGTGTCCAACACAAGAATGTGTGAACCGTTTACACTATCATCTGAACCGACAGATTTTACAACGTCAGCATCTGGTAGAATTGGAATACCTTGGTAAGTTGCGAGTACTAGACCAGTTCTAGTTCCTGGGAAAGTTCTTTCAGAACCCACACCAACTTGGAACTCTTCCTGTCCTAAGTATCTCTGTTGTGATTGTAGTAATCTCTCAAGTTTGAAGTATTGGTCGTGACCCAAAACGATTAGTTTTGGTTCTCCACCGTTAGTTCTTATTGATTGAATACAGTCATCAATTAAGTTTAGAGATAAGTCTCTGATTGTACCACTGTTGTGTTTTACAGTTCCAGCAGCAAAGTTTGCATCTCTGTTACCAATTGTGATGTCGTACACACCTACTCCACCGTTTCCAGCGAAGTTAGAGTTACTGTGAATGTGACCACCCACAGCAGCGTTATCATCGTTTACAATGTCTTCAATTGATGTTAGACCTGCTCTCTTTGTTACTATTAGACCATCACCGTCAGCTGCGTTTGCGTCAAACGCTGCGTGTGTGATAGCACCTGTAGAAGTGTTTACAGCAGTTACTGCTTTACCAGCAGTGTTAATGTAGTCAGTAGCTGATACGTCATAAAGGGCAACTTCGTCACCAATCTTTATGCTACTTGCAACTGAGGCTGGCACAGTAGTTGAACCTGAACCACCAGCAGATGCGATGAATCCAGACCCAGCTAATAGCTCTTCGTTAATTTCCTTAACGTGGTCGAGCTGTGCATTTTCGTTTTCCAACGCCAACACGTCACCAACACCACCTTCTAGTTGTGCAGTGAATACTGATTTCACTGACGCACCGAAAGTAGTTGAAACGATTCTAGGTAAACTAGAAACATTTTCAATAGCTGATACGTCTACTGTTGGGATAGCACCAGTTTCAGTTACAGGTCTTGACCTGCCACTTCCTCTGTCGCTTCTTATTCTCCAACCAGCAGTGTTACCCCAAACGTTTCTTGGGATAGCGTTGAAAAATCGAGTTTGGTTGTTCAATGCGTGCCATACTTTCCTACCATAAGTAGTATTGAAAATACCTGTCGCAGTATCAACCGTGAAATAAGTTTGTTTCTGTAAGTATTCTGGACCGAATACAGACGAGTACAAACCTCTTTGTGACTGAGATATAAACTCAGTTAAAGATGGATTTGACATAACTTAATTTCTCCTCTTTCTTTCAATAGTTATTTATTAATTATTATCCAAGAAGTTCTCTTGGTACACCGTCAGTGTCTCCACTTTCGATTTTGTGTTGGATGTCTCTTAACTGTTTGTAAGAGAGACCAGATAGTTGGTCTACAGTGTCACCTGAATTTTGGCTCTTCACGATAGGTGTTGAACCATCAGTTCCTAGAGCACTAGGAGTGTCTGGTGTGAATACTTGTGGTCTTTGCAAACCATTTTCTTCCCTGAATCCCATTTTTCTTAGTCTTGATTCAGCTTCAGTTTGAACAGCAGTTTCCAATTGTTTTTTCAATGACGCAATTTCTTTTTCCATTTTTTCCATTTTGTCATCGTCATCGTCTTCTGCTTTTTCTTTCATCTTCATTTTTTCTGAATCATCATCATCGCCGTGCATAGCTTTATCCATGTCGTCTTTGTCGTCATCGTCAGCTTTCATGTAAGCTTTTTCTTTGTCGTCATCGTCTCCATGCATTGCTTTTTCTTCTTTGTCATCATCATCGTCAGCTTTCGCTAAAGAGTCTTCTGATGCTTGGATGTAGTTCTGTTGTTCTTCTATGTCAGTAGTAGGAGAGACAGGCTTGTCTGTATCCTGTGGTCCTGGTGCAGTAGCCTTTGCAGGTCTGCCTTTTGAACCATCGGTGTCAAGTCCTAACTTGTTGTCAGGGTCTTCCTTCTTGAGGTTAGATAGAACCATAGAAGTAATAGATTTTGCTAACTCTTCGTGAGCTGCTTTTTCCATTGCTTTTTCGTTCTCTTCTTCCTCAGCTTCTTCTGCCTTAGAAAGTCTTTCGTCCATCTTCTGGAGTACTTCGGCAACAGCACCCATTGCGAGGGTGTTACCCTCTAGTTGCTTTTTAATGTCTTCTAATTCGTTTGACATATTATTACCATTCCTTACTTAGGTTTTTATTAGTTCTTCGACCAATCCAATCCACGCTGATTGCGTGGTTGGTCTTAGCCATCCGACCCCACAATACTTTGTGATTTAGAAAATTATAAATAATTTATATTTATCTAATTTATTATACGAATTAAACCTAAAATTTTTACAGAAAGCGTATTTAGTTATTCACTTTCAATCTTAGACTGAACACCATTTGCTTCAAAGGAAAGCATATCATTACGAAAATCATAGAGTGGTACCTGAATTAGCTTCTTCAATTTCTCTAATTGATTGCCTTCAGGCATAGAGGCTTCTACTAAATCTAATACTTTACCTACCATTCTAGAGTGAGTTGCAATAATATATTCCTGTTCTGGTGTTACTTTACTTATGTCTACCATAACTACTCCTTAAACTCCGAAAGACTTTGGGAAATGTTTACTAAAAATTTTGCTGAACTCTTCCTCAAATGTTTTAGTTAAGAATCCCGTCCCACCACCTGAACTTACTTGACGATATGTATACCAACCTGAACCTAAGTCAAGTGGTCGCATATCTTGATAAGTCTTGGTGTGTGCTCTTACGGATATTGTTTTTCCTGATGGGAGTTTTCTTTGGTGTCGAGGGATTGGTGATTCGTAAGGTCCTTGAAACTTTCTTGATTCCTTTTGACCTCCGTCTATCTTATCAGCGTAATCAGCATCATATGAAATAGAAAATCCTCCACCTGAAAGGGGAGTGTATTTACCAGATGCTTTTAGATTCCCAGTCTTTCCGACAGGGCATCTTTCTTGTGTTAGTCTGAATATTTCTTTACCCATAGTATCGACAATTCTTTTTAATTCCCTGTCGAGACCTGTGGGTAGAAATCCTGTTTGAACCATAGTTAAACTCCTATGGTTTATTATACGAAGCTAGGTTTATTTTTTTACTCGTACTTGTACTTTGTTTCTTCGTGGTCTTCTATCTTAGACGCTTCTTCCCTAGCTTTTATTTCCTGTTGCACATCATACTTAGTCTTGATGTTTGGATTAACACCAGGCATTCTTATTTTTTTATATTTTTTATTCCCTGTGGGTTTCATTGTAATGGAATGTTTTCCTTAGTAATTTGTCTAGCTAATAATTTATTTGCCACGCTATCCTCAATCTTATCCTTATTCATTAAGGCTAAGGTTACTCCTACACCTACAGCTAGTGAACTTACTACAGGTAGACTTTTCATTGCCATTTTTAATGCTTTAGTCATCTATACTCCTGCTAACATCTCTACAAATGCCATGCCTACTAGACAGGCACAGTATGCAATTAGTTTTATATTTATTTTAATCTTTTCCCAGTTATTCACTTTCTAGTACTTTCATACCTAATGCAATTATTCCACCTGTACAACCTGTGGCTATTTCGGTATAGCCCTGCCACACACCTACTGCACTTAGTATTCCTAGTACTATTATAGCAAGAAAAATTTGAGGTCTCAATTTACCCATCATTGGCTAACACCTCCTGGTGGACTAGGTTCTGATAACAATACTTCATAGTTGTTGTCAACTTCCCATATGCTAGCTAGTGTAGTAGATTGTATAGTAAATTCTTTAGTTGTTAAATTACTATCATGCCCAATCTGCGAGAACTGAATAGTTAGCTCACCGATATCAGCTTGTCTAATTACACATGTACCACCTGACGATACTATGTTACTTAGAATTAACTTGTTAATCTTAGCGTTAGTATTTGTTAAACTACCAGTATCTAACCAGATTCGGTCATAAGTACCACCTTCAGTTTGCAGTAAGTCTGCCATGAAGTTACCACCACTTACTCTTAAGTTCCTTAATGTGCTTGTAAGAGTCTGTGAGATACTTAATCCGTCAGCAATATTTTCTTTAACTACTATCTTGTGGGCATTTACATCTGATAATGTTAATGTCTTACATGTATTTCTTTCAAACAATAGCTCACCTATCTCTAGTCTTGCTGTTGTTCCTGCTTTACCTTCAATTAAGATAGCTTCATCTTTACCTGATGGCACTGTTGAACCTGTATATGCTTCACCAATTGATACGTTTGAAATGTTTATTTCTTCTACTGGTGTAGTTCCAAGAACAATTCTAAGGGTGTTGTCACTAGGATTATCTTTTCTCCACGCCATTTCTTTTTCTAATGTTTCGCTTGGATATTCAGACGGAGCTGCATAGATACCTGGTGAACCATTAGCAAAACTTCTTTCCACCACGATTTCATTCACTGCAACTGCTGTTGTAGCTGTACCACCAACTGCCAATAAACCTACTGCCATTTGAGGATTTAATCCTAAACCTCTTAATAATGAATACGGAGATTTCATTACTTGAAAGAATCTTCTCCACTTAGCTGACTCGCTATTTAGATATTCTATTTTATTAAACAACCAATCCCTAAATGATTTTACATCCTGATAGATATAAAGAGGTGATTTTACAATTGCCATAGGCGTAGCTTTCGCTAGTCTAATCATTTGTTTTAGACTTCTAATATGCACAGCCATTCCTAATAGAATTGATGCGACTGATATTCCGATTGAATACCAATACCATGTTTGTAAAAATTCTAATCCTGCTAAAACCATTGTGTAGGTAATTACATAATTAAAATATCCGATTTCTATTGGTGCAATTTCCCACCATAAGTTAACTGGGTTAATTGCTGTAATGCTTAACGCTAATCCACCACTAATAATTGTTACAAATGTGAACAATCCAAGTAGAGCGTTCCCTACTTTCTTCAATTTTGATTTCATCAAGTTACTCCTAACTAGTAAGTTCCCCGACAATTATCATTAACGATAGGCAAAAGGCTATAAAAATACTAACTTTTATTAAAATCTCTGTACGCATATAGTCACTTAGTCCTCCGTTTAACTAACTGCCTATATTATTATACTAATTAGGAGCCCAAACTTCTGGCAAAACGTCATTAAATGTTTGTGAACTGTCATCGTATCTATTGAGATATATGATGTCTTTACCAATCTCTCCATATTTAGGATGATAATATAGTGCTAGTTGTCTTGGTTTGTTAATGGCTTGAACTCTTTGCATGGCAAATTCATCCCCACCTTTCATGCATCCACAGATATGTATCGCACCTGTACCAATATCTATCTCATCTATTCTATGAAAGTGACCTATCAAAACTGAATCAAAATATTCTGGCAAACCAATTTGTTCATTTCTTAAATTACCTATTTCATCTTGTAAACCTTTTCGGAACTGTAGAACATTACGCATGTTCATAATACCTTTACTAATTGCTGTACCACTTCCTGCACCGTTGATGAAATCTCCATGAGATAGAAGTATATTTCTATTTTTAACCTCTACTGAAGTCATAAAGGATTTAGGGATATGAAACTCTATATTCTTTTGATTCTTACAGAATACCGATACCCATTGATACAACATGTAATCCCAATCCATGTATTTATTTTTCATAGGTGGTTTCCTAGTCATTCGACCATGATTACCAACAACACACGGAACTCTTACTTTATCGAAGTGTGGGGCTAAAAACATTAACGCTTGTGCAATAAGATTAGCTCCTCTAATCATTTGTCCCATATTATGGTCATTATTAGTTAAAGCTAATTCCATATGTATATCTCCACTAATCATGTCACCTAACATAGGAATCACTAATTCATCAATCTCTACAGAGTTTCTTCTTAGTTCAACAAGAGTTAATAATTGAGTTGCCCAACCATGTAGTCTTTTATTAAATATATCTATGTTATATGCATTCAAGCCCACCATTTCATCTGCTTCAACATTATCTCCAATGTGGGTGTCTGTTAAAGGAGCGATTATAGATTGTGCACTTGCAGCTCTAACTTTAGATTTAGGTTTTCGTATCTTATATTTTTGAACTTGTTTATATGAGGGAGTAAATTTTCTAACTGCGTCTATGAGTAATTCTTTTTTCGCATCTTGTTTTAATGCTGACTCTGCTACTTTCTTCCAGTACTTTGCTTCACCCTTATATTTTTCAATATTCTTAATTAATTTGGCATGTGCATCAGGAGAGAAATCCGTAGGTATTTCTTCAACTTCGTGTCTAGAGAGTCCTTCTCTTAATGAGACCTCTCTGTCGTACCATTTTTGATAGGTTGTACGATGTGCCTCGAAACCGTACTTTTCTTTCATCCACGTGGCTATTGCTGTCCAACTCCACCCTGCTAGCTTCCTCTTGATTATTTCGCTTTTTGCCTTTTCTGGGATATGAGTCATAATCTCTCCTTATGTCTAATACTATTATTTTACCACACGTAAAACAATGTAAATCTTTATCTTGGTTTAGTCGCATTCTTCCACGACATTTAGTGCAGGTAATCAAATATCTAACTTATCCATATCTAATTTATCAAACAATTCTTCAGCTAACATTATGCCAGCTTTTGAATCACTGTGAAAATGAACACCTGCTGTAACTCTATTCTTTGTTATTTCATCAGCTAAGTTAAAGAACTTTTCTTCATGTTCTGGATACTTTTTACTTAATACCATTGCAATAATGTGTGATTGAAATGCATGACCTGATGGATAAGCTGGTGTTTTATCCGTTTCTAAATCTTCAGGCACCATGTTTATTCCGTGATAGTCTGTTAAATCTTTTGGTCTAGGTCTATTAAATTTCATCTTTTGTCTTAAGATTATTGTTCTGGTGTCACTAATGATTAGTTTTAAATCTTCTTTAGTCAAATTTATTTTATCTTCTTCCTTTTTATCTATATCAAGAACTTTCGTTAAATCAATAAAGGATTTATCTAAATCGTTATCTTGTTCTTTAATTGCTTTTTCTTGATAATCATCTGGGCGTTCTTTAAAGTTTTCATGAGCTGTTAATATTTTTTCTAATTCAGCTTTTGTTTGTTCACTTTCATTCGGAAAGGGTTTTGGTAATTCAATTTCATCTACTTCATCTAAAGTTAAATCAAATAGTTTTAAATCTTTTTCCATAGCCTCTTTAGCACCAGAGCTTAATTCAGCCGTGTCAGTCCACTTTAAATCAGATACATCTTCTGCTTTTGCAAGTTTCTGTGTGTAGTTGTAAGCTGCATTATTACCTGTATAAGTTCCCCGATGTTCATCAGCATCTCTAGTTAAAATTTTTATATCCTTTTCATCTTGGATTTCATCTACGTATTCATCATCAGCTTTTTGGATTCCGTACTCACCTGTCTTAATTTTATTTTCTACTTGTTCTATTTGTTCTAGTAGAGACTTTGCAGACTTATCTACGTTTGCCTTTGGATAATTTTTATCACTAGCATCATGTTCTTGGTCATGTTCTTCGTCAGTATGTTTTTCTATATACGCACCATCATCTGACTTTAAAATATCAGAAATGAAACTATCCACGTCTTTTGGTTCTTTATCTTTTTCTATTTCAGGGTTGTCATCAATCTCATCTTTTTCAGCACCACGTTTGTATTCACCTTGATAACCTTTCCAGTCCCAACCACTATATTGTTTAGCTACATCTACCGTACCTGAACCAACTGCTGATGCATCTAAGTTGTTCTCAGGTCCCTGTTTCTTAGAATCTTCTTTATATCCACGCACCCTTCTTTCAAAATCACCTTGTTCAATTAATACATAATCATCATTGTCACTATCAGTTTCCACATATTTTTCTTTCTCTTTCATGTGGTCAACAACTTTCGGGCCTAGATTACCTCTTACAGTTTTATTGCCATATGCACTAGCATCTTCATTCACAGATGATGTCATGAGTTGACCTGCATCTTTAGAAATACTGTTTATAAGAGCAACCAAAGATTTAGTCATGTCTTTAGGTTCTGCCATTTGTGGACTGTATTCATCTAGAAAAGCTTCTAGTTTATCTATACCATCTCTCTTCCTTCGTTTTCGTTTAGGTTTTTGAGTGCTTCGATAAGTACTAGAAGTAAAAGCTGTGTCTGGTTTTCTTAATGGTCTGTCATTTACAGGCATTAGTTTCCTACTTTTTCTTCATTGAGTTTATAAATTTTCTATATTCATTTGCCGCAGATGCTTTACCTGCCGCCTTTGCTCTTTGTTCCATAGCAACTGCTGCTTGAACTTTGTGAGCTCTTGTTCTATCTGAACTCTTTATTTTTTTTACAGATTGTTTTGCTTTAGCTTCATTCTTGAAACCTAACCCATGTATAGTTCCCTTTGGGTCTTCATCAGTATATAAGTCTGAGTGTTTCTTTGATTTAGCTGGTTGTCCCTTTTTTCTAGGGATTCTAGGATTATCTTCCTTAGTAAAATCAAAATCGTCTGCACTATATTTATATGTAAAATTATATTTTTGATTTTCATTTTTAGCTTTTAAAGGCTTTTTCTTTGCATACTTAGGATTATATCTACCATAAGTTCGGGTATAAAAACCTGGTGAGCCTGGTGCCGTTGTAGTTGCAACTGTTCCAGCTCCACCACCAGCTCCTGGTCCACCACCATACTCTTTCATCATAGAAATAAACTTCTTTACTTTCTTAGATTTTTTAGATGCTTGATATCTGTCCAACATTCTTCTGCCCTTAGCTGCAAGTTTCTGAGCTTGTTGTCTTGTGCTAGGTGCAGATTCACCCCAAGCTCTAGCCGCTAAAGCTAATCTAGTAGGGTTACCTTTTTTATCTTTCATCGGACCTCTAGGATTAGTGTAGAACCTTGTTAGGAAACTACCCTTTCGCCTTTTCTTTTCAGGTGTATCAGCTTTACCTTTTACACCAGGCTTTAAGTTAGCTCCCTCTTTCTTTTTAAAATATTTTCTTCCAGCCGCAGTTAAACCACCTTTAGGGTTTTTAACTTTCTTGCCTTTATATTTTTGCTTTAAGATGTTTAGATAATTAGTCGTCATTGTCATCGTCCTCATCGTCTACTGCGTAGGTTTGATTATCAACCATGTTTGGATTCATAATGCTTGTTTCTTGAGGTCGTTGCTTTTCTTTATCATCTTTTGCTTTTGGTGTAGTAAATGTAGCTTTGTTTATTTCACTAACACCTAGTGAACCTAACTTAGCCACATAATCTACACCATCTTGAGAGAACCACATCTGTGTTCCATCAGGTGTTACTTCTTTTATAATAGGAGATTCAAATCCTCTAGATATTAAATCACCCATCCATGAGTTACCTTTCTTGATACCCATGTCTCTTTCTTCAGCTGCTTTAGTTCTAGCTTCTGAATACTCTTCCATATCTCTTTCTTCATCAGTGCCACCAGCTTTATCATTGTGGTCAGGTGTTATACCACCCATTCTACCTTTGAACTTTCTTTGAGACTTTGGAATTGACTTCTCTAATTCATCTATGGTGGTTTCTTCTTCCTCACCACCTTCTTCAGGGGGTGCTTCTTCACCACCTTCTGCCATCATTTCTTGTTGTTGTTCTTGCATCTCTTGCTGTTGTAGAGCTTGTTGTAAGCCCATCTCAGCTTGTTGCAATCCAATAGCTTGTTGTTCTCCAGCCATTTGTGCTTGAGGTACAGCTTCACCACCGACCATGAACTCTGCTTCTAACATGTCCACGTCTTTCTCTTTGAGCTTTACATCAAAGCCCATATTTAAATATTGTGTTGCAATAGATATTCTTTGTTGTGCCATTGCAAGTTTAGTATTTTCAGCTTTTTCTTCAGGGTTTGGAAGTTTAAGTGTCCAATCTGTAATACCAAAAGCTTTTAATAATAGTGGGAATACCTTTTCATGGAATAATCTTTGGTCACCCTCCACCACTCTGCTCATTACAGTTAGCTGTGAAGTCTGTTGTGATAGTCCACCAAATGCATCAGGGGCTCCCTGCCACGCAGGAGAAACTCCCCACATAGCCGCAACTCTTTCCCTAATCTCTTGTCTCACAGGTAGATAGTCCATCTCTTGTAAAGTGTGGAACAATCTTACCATATCAACTCTACCTCTGTTGTTTCTAGCTGAAACAGCAACCATAGGTATGTAGTTAGGGTCTACTCTAGTTTGAGCTGCTATGTGGTCTCTTTCACGTCTTAAGCTTTCAGGGTCATCTGTTGTAACCATAAGCATGGACGAAGGCATCTTTCTTTCAAAGAAGTATCGGTATAGGTTTTTGTCCATACCAATTAAAGTTAAGGCTTTTTCAAATATAGTTAGTATCGGAGACCAACCATAAGTTTCTGATGGTGCGTATTTAGTTAAATGTATTACTTCATTATCAGCTAAGTACATGTGTTGATTTCTGTGATAATACTTGTACATTGCAGGTATTCTTTCATATCCTGCTTTAGATTTACCTGGTTCTTCAGATACATCTGTTCTATCTAAAGGACAAATCCAATGTGCGTTTTTCGGCAACCCTGCTGCATCTAAATCAAATTCTACTAATGCAGGGTTCAGTCTTCTAATTTCAATTACCTTAGATTTGATTTCTTTATTACCAACATCTTTATATTCTTTAGCTAAATAAATAAATGCATCATCAATTGAATTTAAATCAAAATGGAACTGTCTTAGTATTTCTTCAAGGCTTTGGTCAAATACGTTAGCATCTGCCATGTATTGAGCTAATCTTTGTTTTTGTTCAGGGTCTGGATTGTCTGTAGTCGCATGCCATTCAAGTCCACGTCTAAATACTTCACCTGTAATGTGATTTAATGGAGCTCGTATTTCTTCCACTGAGTATGCTATTGTCTGAATATCCTGCACCATCTGTTGACGATATGCCATTTGATGTCTGACCCACGTGTTTACAACGTGGTCTAATCCCATGGTAGGTGCTGTCCCTGTGTCTCCTGTTGCCTTCTGCATCATTTGCAACATGTTGATTTGACTGTTTAAGTCACTCATCTGTTGTGCAATTTTTGGGACTTCGGGTAAGTAATCTCCGAGCTTCATATATTATTCCTTAGTTAAGTTATCAAAGTCAGTTATTGTAGATGTAATTTTAAGATTGTATTCCATCGCCTTTAACTTTATAATCGCATCCTCACTCATTCCTTTGTAAGGTTCTTCTTTTTTATTATTAGCCTCTTCTTTTATTTTACTAATTTCAGCTTTAAGTTTAGCAATTTCAGCGTCTTTTTCTTCTAACTCGTATGAGTTGTCACTACCGAAATCTATATTTTCTAGGACTCCGAGTCTTGCAGCTTCTTTAATTAATGCTGTAAAAGCACTTTCAGTTAAGATAGAAACGGCAGGATTGTCATCTGGAATGTCATCCTCCATATCTAATTCTTTAAGTGCTTCGTTCCACGTATCTAAGATACGCCATGTTTTACTTGTTTCGTCTCTTAGTGCTATATATTGAACTTCTCTATCTCTGAGTAGACTATTATACATCTACGCTCCTTT